CTTCTGGTTGGCTTACGCAATGAGGCTTCGGCTCTAGCGTTCTTTCCTCGGATCTCTCCTTCTGCACTCGCCTGTTCCATGTCGGCGTCATGATTGATGGCCTTCAATGCCATGTCGATGGTCTCCGGTTTGATGATACCGATAACAGCATCATTCGTAACTTCTTTAATCCAATCCGCTGCTGCATCTACCTGCTCATCAGTCAGTCCGAGTTCTTTCTGTTTCTGTTCGAGCATCTGAAGAGTAGTCTGCATATTTTTCTTCCACTCTTCTTCAAGACCTTTCTGCTTCGCCATGCGGTCCACATATTCCTTGTTGCTTGCAGCAAACTTATCCAAATTGGAAGGATCTTCAAGAAGTTCCTTAACACCGTCGATGCCGATGCGATTAATCAGACTGACCCAAGGGTCTTTTCCTTGTGCCATGTCTGTAATGAACTGTGCACTGTTCGGGTCTTTATTGAACATGTCAACCAGCTTACCCTCGCGCTCTGCGTAGCCGTTAAGCTTATTGTCATATTCATCATAATCGTCATTGATTTGACCGAATAAGGCCTCATCATCGGCGTACTCCTTTCCCGGATATTTCTTTTTTAAACGTTCCCCAAATTGGTCGCGCTTACTCTTAACTTGCTTATCCTCAGCCATAATCGTTATATATTTTATTGAATACTTATTATATCAGCAAAGTTACGTTCACAGTCACCCTCTTCATCTTTATCTTTTGACTTAATAGTTGTTATCTTTACAAGTAGAATAAAACCTTAAAAGTGCAATACAATGAAGTCTTTCGGATCAATTTTAGCTTTTACACGTGAACGTAATGCTGCACTACTTAAAGCTTACCGAAACTGTGTATCTCAAGCATGTTACATTCGCCTCGATGAAATAGGCGATAAAATCGTTAATTCTCCGGCACCTCGCTTTTGGGTTTCTGAAGAACGTGCTGCTGCGGTTGTTTCTGCTATCATGAGGGGAAAGCCGGTGCTAGACACTATGAGACCTTCCAAACGTGAGATGTTCCAGGAGATTCATCGTCGTGTTGTCGCGCTTCGTGAGCAACATCCTGATTGGCATTTGTCTGAACTGGTCTACGAAGTCGTTAACTCCCCTGCGCCAAAGTTCTACATGGAGGCTTCATCCGCACTTGAAAGACTTTTCAAGATTCGTAACGGATTCTATAATAATGGGAAGAAGTGTTAGTGATATAATAGCCGAGAATGACAAACGATGCGATAATATGTTTTCCCGATTCAACCCTATTACAGGGGAGGGGTCGGTAGGAGAGCGTATTCTTGTATCTCTTCCTGATTTTCCTATCAACAAGATGTGGCTGCCAAAATCCATGATGGATAATTCCTTTATCAAGGAGCTTATTAGCAATGAAGGTGTGGACGGTCTGTTGCGCTCCATGGGCGTTGAGCATCCGGAGGCCGAGGATAGGGAAGCTGTCTTAGACCGCTATGTTCGTCTCCGTTCCCTTCATGATTTTCCATTCTGGGCTGCAACCTTCGTGTACATCAAAAACAAAGAGGTGGGTCAGCCTGACTGCCTTTTTCGATTATCATATCCTCAACGTCGTTTCGTAGCGATGCTTGAATCCATGCGCTTGGCCAATCAGCCTATTCGCATTATATTGCTCAAAGCACGTCAGTGGGGTGGCTCTACAACTTCTCAACTGTATATGGCTTGGCTACAACTGGTTCATCGTACTGGTCTTAACTCTCTTATTGTATCCAACTTCAATAAAGGTTCTGAGACTATCAAAGGAATGTTTAAACGTATGATTGATGCATATCCGGTCTCCATGCTCCATGAAGTGGGGGAGGTTTATTCCGAAAATGAAGATAAGCTCGTGGGCGTTGGTCGTTCCGGTCTTACTCAGCTTGTACCGCAACGTAATGCTACAATCTCCATCGGTTCCGCCGAGTCTCCGGACTCCTGTCGTGGTGGCGACTATGCGTTGGTACACCTTTCTGAGGTAGGACTGTGGAAAGCTACAGACGGAAAGAGGCCCGAGGATATTGTCCGCTCTGCCTGCTCCGGTGTGTTGTATCGGCCATATACGATGATTGTCTATGAATCAACAGCTAATGGCGTTGGTAATTTCTTCCACAATGAATATGTAGCGGCGAAAGATCCGAACGTGAAATCGCAGTTTTCTCCGCTCTTTATATCGTGGTTTGATATAGAACTCTATCAGCTACCTTTCTCTTCAAATGAAGAAATGAAGACCTTTGCAAAAGGGCTCTACACGAATCGTAATAATACTTTTGCACCATCCGACCGTGAGGAGTCCGGTAAATACTTGTGGTGGCTGTGGCAAATTGGAGCTACGCTGCAAGGTATTCATTGGTATGTGGAAGAACGTGCAAAGTATCACGATCATGGTTCTATGGCTTCTGAGTATCCGTCAGACGATATTGAGGCTTTTGTAAATTCAGGCTCTGCCGTGTTCGACAAATATGCTGTTGAGGCTCTTCGTCCTACCACGAAACAACCTCGTTATGTTGGGGATGTTTATGCCTATGGTGATGAGGGTGAAGATGCTTTACGTGAGCTTCGCTTCAAGGAAGATTCACAAGGTCTGCTCAATGTATGGAACCTGCCAGACGTGCATAACCCTAACGACACTGAGGAAGTGACTGACCGCTATCTTACGGTTGTCGATGTCGGTGGACGTTCTCACACTGCCGACTGGTCTGTTATTGTGGTATTTGACCGATTGCTCCAGATGGGCGGCGGAAAGCCTGCTGTCGTTGCTCAATGGTATGGTCATATAGATATGGACTTGCTTGCCTGGAAAGCTGCTCAGATTGCAGCCTTCTACGACAATTCCCTTCTCGTTATCGAGTCTAATACACTCGAGACGCACGATCGTGAACGCGATGTGGATGGTGACCAGTCGGCGGCAATCCTCAACCAAATCAAAGATATTTATCCAAACCTGTATGCACGTAAGCAGTCGGAGGATGCCATTATACAAGGGCTTCCTATACGATATGGTTTCCATACGAACGTGGCCACCAAACCGATGATTATCTCAACACTTGTTAAGGTGATACGTGAAGGACTTTACATCGAACGTGATAAGCGATGCATTGATGAGTATTTGAATTACGAGAAGAAGCCTAACGGCTCTTTTGGAGCTAAAGTCGGTACACATGATGACCTTCTTATGACTCGTGCCATCGGTTTGCATATCAGCTTCTACGAAATGCAACTGCCGCAGATCGTAACCTGCGGCAGTCAGTCTATTTCTTATAATCGTAAAGTAGTCTCTGCGGCTTCTTTTTAAGCATTTTGTTGTGTTGGTTGCGACATGGCTTGTTGCAACTGTCCTACAGCTTTCATATTTGCTCCTTGCTGTGCTTGCGCAAGTAACTGAGGACTTACGCCCTCCGGAACTTTGCCTTGTTCCATTTGCTCTTTCTGTGACTGTATGCTTTGTAACAACTCGTCTGCAAATGGGAAGTTGCCTGCTTGCAACAACTGCTCTAAGCTGATGGCTTGTTGTTGCCACAACTGCATCAAGAAGTCGTTGGCCATAGCACGATAAGCCGGTGTGGCTTGGCTAGGTACAATACTAAGGTCAAACTCGACATCACGAATCTTATTCGGGTCGTATTCAACCTGTACTCCGGCTCTACCTGCGATGTTAAACGTCTGCTTTCCATCGTAGAACTGCTGTATGTTCTTAACGTCCTTGTATGCTGCATCTCGAATGAACTCATTGAAGGAGTCAAGCAGGTCTAATAGGCTTGTTGTTGCATTCTGCGTCTGTTGATTATACAGTGCTGCACTCATGCCGGCATAACCAGGCTTACCTTGTAAAGCTCCGTTAACTCCGGATATGTCCTCAAAGAACTTCAATTGTAGGTTGAGCAATTCGTTGATACCGATATTCGTTGAGTTGGCGGAGATTTGTTGCGGTACTTGGCGGCTCTTACTAGGGGTGTATATAAGTACTCCGTTCGGCATGCTCCATGTTTCTGCAAAGTCCTCCGGACTCATCCCTTTTGGGATACTGTCATTCGGTATCATCAGCACACCCTTAGCCGTGCTGCGCATAATCCTATCATACAGTGTAATCAATCGGTTGGTATAGCGCTGTTGGTCTATCACGTCGCTCACGAAGGAGTGTATCTCACCATCAATGAACGGGTAGGCCTTGAATACATACGGATGGCTTTTGTGTGCGTAGGGCGTTTCCCCTTCACTCAATATATCGCCAAAGGGTGTAAGATTGTAGAAGTACCAAAATGAATCTACAAACCATTCTGCATGTATCAGAGGTATTTCTTCTGGAGGCATTCCTGCTGCCATGCCTTGTTGCAGGCGGTTCGCATTCTCATCTTCAACCATTACTTTGTAATCTTCAATATCTATCTTGTAGACGTCTCCGTTGTTGTAATCATGACACCAATAGCGTGGTTTTGTTTCTTTACGCCACACCTCGATAACACGGCATCGGCTTTCATCTCGTGGTA